CGGTGGTAGGCATCTGCGGCGACAGCCGGAATAACAAAGCACCTTGCTTGGTATCCTTCGGCTTCCAAGTCAGATAGCACCTCGTCGAGGCCCATAGAGATGTGTCCAGCAACATTTTCTCCACAGACCCAAGTCGGCCTGACAGCTTGGATAATTCTAAGCATTTCCGGCCAGAGGTGTCGGTCATCTTGATCGCCTCGTCTGACCCCGGCAAGCGAGAAGGGCTGGCAAGGATATCCGCCACAAATAATGTCAACTGATCCTCTGAACCGTTCTGCGTCATTCGCTAACTCCCTAACGTCATCAATTATTTCTGTGTCAGGCCAATGCTTACGCAAGACCTTCTGCGCGTGTTTATCATACTCGCAAAACGCGACTGTTTCATATCCACCGACCAGCTTTTCGCCAGCGTAACTAAAGCCGCCAATGCCGCTGAATAGATCGAGCATCCTAAGCATCAGCTAAATGCTCTCTGATAATCATCATCGCCGTCATCGTGTCGCACTCTGTAGCGTAGCGCCAGTCGTACTGCTCGGCTATATCACCGCTTGGCTCAAAATCAGCCATACCAACAATAGCCGCGACTGGGAAGCGCCAGCGGATAGGCAGGCGATCATATTTAAAAACCAGCAAGGGCAGCTTGTTTGTCGCCAATGCACTAGCGCAACACTGATCCCACCAAGCGGGCTGGATGCCAAATCCTGCGCGATACCTTTTCGCCTCAATTGAGAAGGGGAAGTCAGGCATCTCAACGCAGATCAGGTCGCCGTGATCGGCAGCGCGATACTGCTCTATGTCACGCTTGAACGTTAGGCCAAGCTCTTCATGCAACAGCTTTGCAAGCCCACGCTCAAAGCTGGCACCCTTATTCCTGCTATTAACCATTGCGGTTGACCAGCGAGCGCATAGTCTCTGCCGCCTTGCCGGTGTCTTGCTCCATCATCATCCGGGTCAATCCCTTGTCGAGTACCTCATCGGCGAGCGCAGACATAGAACGGTGCGCTGATGTGTCCAGAACAATCTTTAATTTGTCAACTGTGTCACTGCGCAGCCTTAACATTTGGTTTTTTATCCCGGCCATTTATTTAACCTTTTCAATGGTTTGTCATTTTTTTCAATAAAAATTGCTAATAACACTTGTAACACATCTATAGAATTGTTAAATAGTTATTAGTCACTAGTAATCAAAGGGAGATAGAGATGATCAAGTTGACCAAGACAACAGCCGCAGAATGGAACGGCAACGGCTTTGGTAACAATACCGCAGAGTGGGTTGTTGTTGGTTTTGAGAACATTGCGGTTCGCAAGTTGGGCATCAATTGGTTCGCTGTTGATACCAATGAGTACGCTATTCTTAATGGGCGCAAGGTAAACAAAAAGATTGCAAAGGCTGACACAAAAGCGGCTTTGCTCGATGTTCTTGCAGCAAAATTAAAGGCGGCAGCATAATGACCACATACATAGCTTATTACCGGGTATCAACTCAGCGTCAGGGCCAGTCCGGCCTTGGCCTTGAGGCGCAACGCGCAGCCGTTGCCGGTTACAACATCGCCGCCGAGTACACCGAAGTGGAGAGCGGCAAGAAAAGCCAGCGCCCGGAGCTGGCAGCCGCACTGGCCGAGGCCAAGCGCACTGGCGCAACGCTGTTGATTGCCAAGCTCGACCGCCTAGCGCGTAACGTGCATTTCATTACCGGCTTGCTTGAAGCTAACGTGCCGATCCTTTGCGCTGACATGCCAGAGGCTGACCGCACTTTCTTGCAGATGGCCGCTGTCTTTGCCGAATGGGAAGGCCGCAAGATTTCCGAGCGCACCAAGGCCGCACTGGCTGCCGCCAAGGCTCGCGGCGTCAAGCTCGGCTCGCCTGACCCTGCCGCTGCTGGCCGGGCGTCAGCGGCCAAGCGCGTGGCGCGTACCAATGTCGCCGCCAAGCAGGCTATGCCTATCGTCTCGGTGCTGCGTGAGGCTGGTGCCTCACTACGCACCATCGCCGCCAAGCTCAATGAAGCTGGCATACCCACCGCACTCGGTGGTAACTGGCACGCATCCAGCGTGCGCAACATAATGGGAGCAAACTAATGGGGTTTGAGGATGACCCGCAGGCGCAGTCTGCGGATTTGCTGGGCAGCTTTAAAAAGGCTGATCCATTTACCTTTGAAAATAAGCTTGGCGGTTCGTCTGGGCTAAACCTCGGCGAGCCACCAATGACACGCAGCCAGAAGGCTTGGCGCAAGAAAAAGGAAAGTGTGCGCTTCGGCACGTTTAGCAGAAAGGGAGCAAACTAATGGTTAAAGATACAATCGGGATGCTGTTTGTTACAGCATTTGTAATTACGTTTTTCACCAACGCCGTCACAGATTGGAATTTCTGGTATTTGATGGCTCGTTTTGGGGGTGCAAACTGATGGAAATAATTAGGCGAAAAGACGCAATTGCAAAAGGGCTGGTGCGATACTTTACTGCAAAGCCTTGCAAGCGCGGTCATGTTGTTGAGCGGCACACAATTGATGGGCAATGTTTGGAGTGCAGCAAAACAAAAACTAAAAGAATGCGGGTAAAGCACAGAGATAAGCGCCTCGCATATGAAGCTGAATACAGAAAAAATAACCGTGATTTGATTTTACAGCGCAGCGCTAATTGGAGAAAAAACAATCCTGATGCAATCAAAGAATACTCAAAAAAATACTATTGGGAAAACTTGCAGGCCTGCACAGATCGAACCAATAAATGGAAGGAACAAAATTACGATTATGTTTTGCAGAGGCGTAAAGAGTATTATGAAAATAATTTGCAAAAATGCAGGGCATCATCGAAAAGATGGAAAGACAACAACAGGGAAAGGGTCAGCATTTATAATGCTATGAAACGCCCAGAGCGTGATAAGCGGCTTAAAGCGGCTACGCCGGAATGGGTCGATAGAAGCTCTATTGTTATTAAATACAAAGAGCGCGACTGTTTAAACCGAATGACCGGCTTGGTGCATCACGTTGATCATGTCGTACCATTGAAAGGCAAAAACATTTGCGGCCTTCATGTGCCGTGGAACTTGCGAGTTATTCTTGCGAGAGACAATTTAGCAAAATACAACCGATGGGAGACAGTATAATGGTCGGAAAACTTACACCAAATAACCAGCTTTCAGCCAGCAAGACGGCTGCGCTGTTGAACGCATCACCGTGGGAAACACAGAACGAACTGCTTGAGGAAATGATCAGCATTGATGAGGGCAACCCGCCAAAATGGATACCACAAAATGAGCCTATGGAACTGGGCGATTTCTTTGAGCCGCTCATATTGCAGAAGGCCGTTGATAGGCTCGGCCTGACCAACGCCGAGCTAGACATCACCGTGCCATACCAGCACGATTTCTTGCCGCTGGCCGCCAGCCTAGATGGTACTGGCGTTGGCAAAGGCTCAGTCATAGCCAACTGGGATAAGGGCATTTATGTGCCTCAAGGCGGGGCTATTGACATTGAGGGCATCGGCGTTCTTGAGGCCAAGCTCACGTCAGCCCGGCCAGAGGATATCCCAGCGACACACCGTGGCCCGCTGCAATTGCAGGCCCAGATGATGTGTACTGGCTACAAGTGGGGCTGCGTTGCCGTGCTGTATCAAAGCACAACGCTGCGCCTGTTTGTCTATCAGGCTGATGAGGTAATACAAAACCGCATCCGCGAGGCGGTTATTGATTTTGAAAATCGCCGAAAAAATATTGACAAATACCCGGTTGTGTCACCGGCTGATGGGGTGGCGGCATATGGCAGGGTCGATGCAGACGCACCGCCATTGGAACTTGAGGGTGACGATGCAATGTGGGTTGATCATTTGATGGCGGCCAAGGCCAACAAGGCAATGGCCGAGCGAGAGATCGACATTGCCACGGCAGCCCTGATGGACAAGATGGGCAGTCACGACACGGCCTTTGCGTCAGTCGGCAATCGCCGGGTGCAGGTCAAGTGGCCGACACGCAAGATGCGGGCGCAGCCTGAGAAGGTCGTGCCTGCCAAGCCTGAGACTGTCATGCGGCAGAAAACCCTCACGCTAAAGGAGATTGACTGCTGCCACCAAAGCGCTCAGAAAGCTCGTGGAAGCCGGTTGTTAACGCGGTGGCCGCTTACCACCGCCACAACGGCCACG